GACTGACTAACGGAACGGCGTATGTGTTCCGCGTGGCTGCGAAAACGGCGCTTGGAACCGGAGCTTATTCCACGCAAAGCGCTAGCGTCACTCCTGTCAACACACAGACAACAACGCTCACCTCCGGTGGCGGAAACAATAGCTGGAGATGGCAGGGAGATGGGTATGTCGATGCGACTGCGTCCAGCGGCAGCCAATTTATCGTTGGCAATGTCGATGGGTACACGGCTGCTTATTCTGGCTGGCGAACGACATGGTCTGTCTCGCCAAAGCCGGCGTCGGTCGCGTCCGCAACACTGACGTTTCCCACAGGCAGCGTTGCAGGGGCGGCGTTCTCTATCGTCATTCGCGGATGCGCTGCCGACAACGCCGGCACGCTACTGACAGGTGGCTCGCAAACTAGCGCCTCTGTGTCCGTCACTCGTCCAAGTTCTGGCAATCTCGTTGCTGATGTGACTTCTATCGTAAATGAAATTATCGGGCGGTCGGGCTGGGTGTCTGGAAACTCGTTGGTTTTCTACCTGCTGCCGTCTGGGGCGGGTGGAGACTGCGATTGGCGAATGACATCTGACACCGCCGGCACGCTGTCGATCACATGGTAGTTCCACTCCATATGAAATCCCTCCTCCTAGACCTCATCGTCACCAGCGGCGTGACCGCCGTGCTGCTGTGGCACTGGTCGTCGCTGCTGCCGCGTGTGTTCGCAGCCGTGCAGCCGGTCGCCGCCGCGGTGTGGCAGAGACGGCGGGAGATTGAGGAACTGCAAGAGAGAGGGGTGGAGGTGAGATGAACATTCTGCGTGGCATCGCCGACTCGCTTGCTGCCGGTCTCCAGACCGTCACATGGGGCATTGCATCTACCGTGGTCGAACGCCGCAACTGGGCGGCAATCGACGTCGAGGCGATGACTGTGCCGCATGTGATCGTGGTTCCCGGCGGTGCCGAGGTAACTCGAGTCAGCCGCACGCACATGCAGTTCGACTACACGATCAACGTGTTCGTCGGCCGCCAGGCTCACACCGATTCGGACGTTGACGCGATCATGGATCTCGCAGACGCCGTGATGCTTCAGGTGAGAGCTCATGCGTTTGCCTACACGGTGACTTGGCCGACAGGCGTTACGAGCCCGCAGACAGTCACCATCGAGATCAACCCCGACGACGCGCTGAACGACAGAAACGTCTGGCGGGCGGTGATCACGGCTACCTATCGCACCTTCAGCGAGAACGCTCTACCGACTGCGTAGGAGGCTGCTATGCCGTCAATGATTTCTGGCATGAGCCGGGCATTCATCCGCCCCGGCATGGTCGGTGGCAATCGCCGTGAGATGTCAGCCGACACGCTCGGGCGGCTCAAGCTCCGGGCGAGCATTCGTGGGAATTTCTTTGACAAGCCAAAGGTCGCAAGGCTGATCGGCAAGATGAACGCCAAAGTGCTGTCAAACCTCGGGCACAACATCAAGAATGCGGCGAAGGCTGGTATTGGTCGCGGCAGCGGCAAGGTCAGCGGTGCGGCGAAGCGACGTGCCGGCAGAGGCAAGCCGGTGGAGTTTGTTGGCGGGCTATATCTCGACATCACGGCGTACGGCTCAGGCACGCCTCGGCCAGCAGGCCAACCGATTCGGTCGTGGGCACCCCAGAAGTGGTTTTACTACGACATCATGGACTTCTACGATCCGGCCCGAGTTACGGCTGTGATCGGCACGTACAAGACAAAGCCTTGGATGGCACAGCTGCACCAGTTCGGCGGAACGGTCAGGCAGACCGCTTGGCGGATTGGCGTCGGTGCTGCCCGCAATGCGTACCTGCGAAAACAGGCGGGCAGGAGCGGTGCAGGCCGTGACGCCAGCGGTCGTTTCACCAAGGGGCAGAGCCTCGGGCCGCAGAAGAACCAGTACGAATACGGCGCTCTCCAGTGGGTCATCGACAAAGGCGGCTTCCGCTACAGCCGCAACTGGGAGAAGACGAGCATCACCCGCATGGCTCGTTATCCAGCCCGCCCGTACATGGCTGGCTCCAAGCGTGTAGACGAAGCCATTCGCAAGGCGAACGAGAAATGGAGAAATATGCTGGCGCGGAACTAGCTGCGGCATACCCGGTCTAGATTCCGCACGCGCTCTCGTACCGTGAACGAACCAGCCGCACCGCTGGCACTCGCACACGAGAGCATTCATGCCAAACACTACTGCGACGGTCACGCTCGGCAAGAACGTGACGATCAACGGACTCAGCAACGCGCGGTCCTGCACGGTCACGAATTCTGCGTCCGACGTTGACGTCACCAAGTTCGGCGACACGTCGAGAAAGTTCAAGAAGGCACTCATCGAGCAGACCATCGAGGTGGAGTGCGTGGACGCTCCCGGCGTTGACGTCGGCGCGGTGTTCACGCTCGGCGGCACGCACACCGGCGACGCGACGTACATCGTCACGAACATCGCCGAAAGTCAGCCACTCGACGGAATCGTGACGTTCACGGTTTCCGCCTCCCGCACGTCGTCGGCCTCCTAATCCGCAAGGAACACGCTCATGGCTATCACTCTCGGAAAAGACGCAAGCCATTCCGCTCCGTTTGGAACGGGAATCATCTCGGCGACGTTTACGCAGGAATGCGAAACGATCGACATCAGCAACAGAACAAACATCGCCGGGTCTATTGGCGCTCCTGGCCGAAAGGTGGCCGTCGCCGGCTTCGTGACCAAGACGTGGGAAATCGAGTGCCACGATTCGACCGGTCTGATCACGTCGCTTGAGGCGGCCGGAAGCAACTTCACCGTGATGAGCGTGACGGAAAACATCAGCATCGACGGAGCCGTGACTTACAACGTCACCGCTAAGGAAGTCAGCTGATGGCGATCACGCTTGGTAAGGACTGCAGCATCAATTTCGGCGGTCAGATTGCCAGCGCTCGGAATGTCACTCTGACTGAGTCGGCTCGCACGATTGACGTCAACGCTTACGGAAGCCGCGTCGCTGGCGTCTACAGCACCGGCTACGACTGCATGGTGTCTGTGGAGCTCAACGACCCGGAAGACCTCGGAGATTCGTTCGCATCAATGCACACAGGCACGACGTTCACGGTGACCGGAGGCGCAGGTTCGTTTTCGTTTTTGGCCGTGATGACCGGAATCAGCGAAACAGACCCACTCGACGGCGTGGCGACGTTCACGCTTGAAGGTCGGATGACAGATCCAGGGCTGGGGAGGACGTAATGCGTGAAGTCAGGGACGATCAGGGAAGGCCGTGGCACGTTGCGCTGACCGTGGCGTCGGCGCTGCGAATTCGCGACAACGTCACGATTGACGTCGTGGACGAGAGTACCGGCGAACGCAAGGCGATTCCGTTTGACATGGTGGACGCTGCGAACATCTCGCAGACGTTTCAGGTGCTTCGCAGTCAGTACGCCAAGATCGGCGAAATCCTTTATGCGATGCTCGCCAAGCAGATTGAGTCCAAGGGACTGTCGAAGGAAGACTTTCTTGACGGTCTGCGAGGCGATTCGCTGGACGCAGCTACGAAGGCGCTCGAGCAGGAACTCGTCGATTTTTTCCCGCAGCGCCTCCGCAAGATGATCGCGCTCTTGGCCGCCAAGATGGACGAAGTGGCGAACGAGATGCTCGGCAGAGCGGAGGCGGGTCTGGAGAAGGCGACGGTGGAGAGCTTGTCCGAAGCGTCTGGGACGCCGTCTGGGAGGCCGCAGGAATCCTCGGAGTCTATCCAGGCGAGTGGACAGTTCGACAGCTCTTCGCCGCTCGTGACAGCCGCCTAGAGCACGAATGGTGGCACACGGCAAACATCCTCGCACAGCAGGCCAACCTGAACCGAGAACGAGGCTCGTCGCGAATTGATCCGCGAAAGCTGAACCCATACGCCAAAAAGGTCAAGCCGCGACAGGCAACGGAAGATGATCTGAAGCGTCTCTTCGGAAAAGATTGGCAGCAGCACGTATGAGCGCAGGACAGATCAGAGCCGGCGGCGTGTTTGTAGAGATCGGTGCCGATCCGAAGAAGTTCTTCGCGGCCCTCGGCAAGGTCAATCAGCAGATCGGCAAGCTCGGCTCGGCGATATCGTCGGCCGGCGTGAAGATGTCGGCTCTTGGTGCCGGCATTGTGACTCCCGTGTTCGCTGCTACGGTGGCGTTTGCGGATGCCGGCAGCGCTCTCTTCGACATGAGCAAGCGAACCGGCGTTGCAACTGAGGCACTTTCTGTGCTCAAGTTCGCCGCCGATCAGACCGGCACTGATATGGGCGGCGTTGAAGTGGCGCTCAAGAAGATGCAGAAGACGCTCTTCGCCGCCGGCAACGGGAGCAAGGAGGCGGCAAAAGCTCTTGAGATGGTTGGGCTGTCGGCGTCCGATCTCGCTGGTCTCTCTGCCGACGAGCAGCTTGGAAAGATTGCCGATGGCTTGATGGCGATTCAAGATCCAGGCACGCGTGCCGCCGTCGCCATGCAAATCTTTGGCAAGTCTGGGACAGACATATTGCCGCTCTTGGATGGCGGTTCTGCTGGGCTCAAAGCATTTGCGGAGCAGGCACGCAAGCTGGGTCTTGTCATGGACAAAGAGACCGCAGCGAAGGCCGACGAGCTTGGAGACTCTATCGATGCTTTGAAGGCAGCCATGCGTGTGGCGTTCATTCAGGTCGGATCTGCCGTCGCTCCGATGTTGACTGAACTGGCGAAAGGTCTAGCGCTGATCGCCGCGAACGCCGGCGCGTTCATTCGCGACAACCAGCAGCTGATCGTGTCGTTGCTCAAGGCCGGCTCTGCCTTCGTAGTCATCGGCGGCGGTCTTATCGCGCTCGGAAAATCGCTGACCGTTTTCTCGCTTGCCATGGGTGGAATTGGAAAGGCCGCAACGCTTGCGATCTCTCCCCTGACGCTGCTGATCGGCGCGGCATCGGGAGTCGGAAAAAGTTTTGCGCTGGCGATGCCGGCAACGATCAAGCTGGCAAGCACGATCGGCTCGTCAATGCTGGCAGCGTCCGCATCCGTGTTGTCGTTCGCAGCCACGGCAAGCGGTGCTATTGCTGGTTTCGCAACGTCGTCTGCCACGGCGGTTGCTGGATTCGCTGTTTCTGGTGCCGCCGGATTTATGCAAATGGCTGGCGCGGCTTCCAGTGCAGCCCAGGCGATGTTTCCGGTGTTCTTCACGGGATTCAATCGCGGGATTGCCGCTGGTGCTGGGTTCTTCTCCGCAACGCTGCGAGGACTCAACGGCGTCGTTATGGCGTCAAGCACTCTGCGTGGTGCGATGTTTGCCGTGTCCGGTTCCGGCATGGCTCGGTTCGTCACCGACATCGTCGGTGGTCTTACGCTTACCTACAAATCATTCGTCTGGTGGGCTTCTGGCGCAACGGCGAGGCTGGCGCAGTATGCGGTCAATCTCACGGGTGCTGTCGGAAAGACCATTGCGTCAACGGCTGCGATGTCGGCGGCGTGGCTCGGATCTGCGGCCCGTGGCGTTGCTGCGTTTGTCGGTTCGGCTGTTGCAGGAATCGGCACATACCTTGCCGCCACCGTGATGGCTGTAGCTGGCTCTGTGGCGTCTGCCGCCGCGGTGGCAGCTGCGTGGCTCGCACCGCTGGCCCCGCTGCTCCTCTTGTCTGCGGCTGCTGTCGGAGTCGGCATTGCCATCAAGCAATTCGGGCCGCAGATTTCCGGCGCGTTCTCCGGCGTGAAGGGATACATCGCGGATGCCGGAAACGCGATTGCAGGAACTTTTTCGTCGGCAGTGAACGACGGCATGGTCGTTCTCGGCGACCTGGCGAAGACAGCCAACACGACATTCAACGGCGTCTATGAAGCCGTCGCTGCCGGCGATCTGTCGGGTGCGATGGATGTGCTGTGGGCCGGGCTGCTGGCCGGCTGGTTGCGTGGCACGGAAGCGTTGATGAGCTACGTCGATCCGTGGGTAGCAGCGTTTCAAGACGTCTTCACAAACGTCGGAGCGGGCATCTACATCGCATGGGACAAGCTCTACACCGACTCAGCATCGATTCTCAACACGCTCGGCGCGTTCGTTCTCGGACTGTTTGACAACGTCGCGAACGGTGTGATGGCGACGTTTGACGAGCTCGTCGCCAACATTCAGATCGCGTGGGAACGCGTCCAAGGATTCATCACCGGAGCTAAGGACACGGAGCAGCGTGTTCAAGCGATCAAAGATGAGAACGCCGCTCGAGCAGAGCAGAGGATGCAGGAGCGACCGGGTATTGGTTCGCGCACCGCAAAGGCGGCAAAGGAAAACGCTCAGGCCGAAAAGGACAGGCAGGATCGTGCCACTGCTGTGGCGGCCGGTGCCGAGCAGGACAAGGCGGCGCGGCAAGAAGAGAACAAGAGACGCGCAGACGCACGGCGTGCGGCAACGCAAGGAGCCGAAGACAAGCTCAACAATCTTGTGACGTCACGCCGTGAGGCAGAGGCGGCAAAACAGATCGCAGCAGCTACCGGCGAGGGTGCAGCTTCCCCAGAGCAGAAAGCCGCCGCGGCGAATGCAACAGCGACTGCTGCTGAATCGACCACAAGCAAAGCCGAAGTCGCCGGCACATTCTCCAGCGTCAACCTCGGCGGCATGGGATTTGGTGGCAGCCTGGCCGAGCGTCAACTGAAGGTGCTTGAGAGCATCGACAAGGGCATTCACGAAATTGGCGAAGAGGGGGCAGTAGCAGCGTAATGCCAGACCTCACATGGATTGAAGACGGCGATTCTCGGCAGGCGACCATTGTCCGCAAGGGCAAAAAGGCGACGTCCTCGTACGTGAAGAGCTACAAGGTCTTCGGCACGACCGACGACGTCACGCTTCACAACGACATCAACTCGCAGGTCACCAGTTCGCTGGCTTATTGGCAGTATCCCGGCGTGCCGTCGATGCAGCTTCGTGCCGAGCAGTACAGCGTCAGCTACCTTGGTGACAATGCGTGGCAAGTCACGATCCAGTACGAAAAGAACGGCGCAGAGGACGGCGATCAGCCTCTGAAGCGACAGCGATCGTTCGACACAACGGGCGGCACGAAGCACTTGACGCAGGCGTACGCCGAATCGCGATTCGGAACGAATGCGCCGAATCAGCAGATGGCTATCGGCGTCGATTCAAATGCCGTCAACGGCGTGGATGTCGTCATCCCGCAGCTGCAATGGCAGGAGAGCTATGACGTGCCGCATGCGTACGTCACGAGCACATGGATTCGCGGCGTGGCAGGAATCACAGGCACGACCAATCTCGGAGGCTTTCGCGGCTTTGAGGCTGGCGAAGTCCTGTTTGTCGGATGCACCGGCAGCCAGGAATGGGACGACCAAAAAGGCCGCGGCCCGTGGTCGTTGTCATTTCGTTTCGTGGCGTCGAAGAACGTCACGAATCAAACGATCGGCGAAATCACAGGCGTCAGCAAGAAGGGCCACGAGTATCTGTGGGTGCGTTACGAAGACTCTGTTGACTCAAATGTTCTCTTGAAGAAGCCGAAGTACGTCTACGTCAACAAGGTCTATCGTGAAGGCGACTTCTCGGCGCTCGGCATAGGAACAGACTGATGCCTCGTCCAGACGGACGCTTAGAGCCTGGTCAGCCGCTGCGTCACGCGATCTCGGCTCGAGCGTGGAACCGTGCGCAGGACGCTGCTGACCTTGTGCTCGGCGCTCACGCCGGCACGGAGGGTGGGTCTCCCGGCTCGCCAGTGCTCAAGCCTTATACGTGGTGCTACTGCAAGCCGTCTGTGGCAGTGGAACGCTGGGGCGTGCTGGCGATCACTGGCGTTGCAATCACGCCTACGTCGTCGTCAGGCGGCGCTACAGCGTCATTCCAGGAGATGCCGGTTCTGGCGGGTGCGTCGCCGTCTGCGACCACGACGGCCTGGTGCGTGGCCGTCGAGCCGATAGCGGCGAACGCTGTAGGCAAGGTAGCGGTTGGTGGCGTCGTGCAGCTGAAGGCGACAGACCTCGGCAAGGCGTCTGGCGCTCATGTCCTGTGGAAAGATTCCAACTGGGCGCTGATTCGGATTCAGGCCGGAGTGATTCGCGGCACGTTCACAGGAACGTGGACGAAAGGCAGCACGACAACCGTCACGGACGCCGTCGTCTCTGGTGCCACCTA